AGCATTCTTTCAAGTTTTAGATTTTATTGATACCTTAGCTCCCACAATTATCCTATCTGGTCACATTAAAGACAAGGTGGTTGATGATAAAGGAGAGATGGTCATGTCTGCTAATATAGACTTGACAGGTAAAATTAAATCTTTAATTTGCGCTAATGCAGATGCTATTGGTTATATGTATCGAAAAGGTAACAAAACTATTTTGTCTTTTAAGACAAATGATGATGTTACTTGTGGTGCAAGACCAGAGCACTTAAGAAATGAAGAAATAGTTATCACAGAAATGATTGATGGTGAATTAAAAACATCATGGGAAAAAGTATTTATTAATAATTAAAACAAAAAAAATGGGTTTAAGTACAACTGATTTGGGCACAGGTTCTGGTGGCTCATCTGCTGCAAAAACTATTGCACCAGGAAATCACACATTAAAAATTAACAGTATAGCACTAGAAGATTTTCAATTTATTGAAGGTGCTAAACATTTAATACTAAATGTTGAAACAGAGCCAATTGAAGGATTTGAAGGATTTATGATTGATAAAGATAATCCAGATGCAGGACATTATGCAGGTCAAATTGGTAGAGTAAAAGCTAGTCAATATGCGTATGCTGATGGTGAAACTAAATCTGGTATCAAAATTCAAAGAGATAGATCATTGCTTATCTTTTTACAAAGTTTTTGTAAAACTTTAGGAATCAATGATTGGTTTGTTGAGCAAGATGGTAAACATGAAACTATTGAAGACTTTATTAATGGATTCAATAAAACTGCACCATTCAAAGACAAATATCTTGAATTCTGTATTGCTGGTAAAGAATATTTGAATAAAAATTCTTACACAAGCTATGATCTTTGGCTACCTAAAGCAGACAATAGAAAGTATGCATTTGGTGAAGTTGAAGCTGGTAAGGTAATTACTTTTGATGAAAGCAAACATCTTAAAAAACTTGAAATCAAAGATGTAAATAACTTCGGGGATGATGACGATTTTGGAACTTCTTCAAATTCATCATCTGATTTCTCACTAGACTAATATTTAATAATAGTATAGGGGGGAGTTAATTCCCCCTATTTTATTTTGTATGGTTATGATTTCTACTAGAAATATCATAGGAGATTTAGATGATGTACCAAAAGAATGGGTATTTGAATTTTATCTTAAACTATCTGAAAAACTAACTGGACAAAGTATAAAAATCAAATCCATATTTAACAGTAGAGAAAAAACACCATCCATGTATATCTATATGGATAATAATAATACTTATAAGTATAAAGATTTTTCTTCTGGTTATGGTGGAGATGCTTTGAGTTTAGTACAGCATTTATTTAATTATCCAACAAGAGGCAGAGCTTCTTTCAAGATAATTGATGATTATAATGAGTTTGTAAAACATAATGAACCTGTTATAAAAACTGAACTAAAAGCTCATAGTAAATACAAAGTTACAGATTATCAAATTAGACATTGGAATAATCTTGATCAAGCATATTGGCAATCTTTTAAAATAGGTTCTAAAATGCTAGAGCATTATAATGTTTCTCCATTGGAGTTTTATGAAATGACTAAAGAAGATAATCTTGGAGTACAAAGTACAATAAAAATTACTAATAATCATGTATATGGTTATTTTAAAAATGATGGTACATTGTATAAAATTTATCAACCTAAAGTAAAGGACAATAAATTTATAAAGGTTAGAGATTATATTCAAGGTAGTGAACAGTTGAGAGGAGATAAATCATTTCTTATTATTACATCTTCTCTTAAAGATTTAATGGCTTTTAATAAACTAAAAATTAAAGATGCCGAATGTATTGCTCCAGATAGTGAGAATTCTATGATACCTACAAATTTTATGGTAAATGCAATTAGACACTACAAAAGCATATTTATTTTATTTGATAATGATGAGCCAGGTCAAAAAGCAGCTCAAAAATATCAAAAGACTTTTGGAACAACATCTATTAATTTACCAATGGAAAAAGATTTATCAGACTCTATTAAAGTACATGGTATAGATAAAGTAAGGGAAAATCTTTTGCCATTATTAAAAAATGCAATAATATGAGTAAATGGTCATACCAAGGACAAGACTTTGAAAGCTCCATGATTCCAGAAGGAGCAGAGGGTTTTGTGTATGAGATGCAGGCTATAATAGAAGGTAAACTTGTAAGGTATATTGGAAAGAAGAATTTTTATTCTGTAACAAAGAAGAGATTTGGCAAGAAAGCCTTGTCTTCTATGCAGGATAAGAGAGCTAAGAAATATACTATACAAAAGAAACTTACCTATCTAGATTATTATAGTAGCAATACTGTGCTGAAAAATGCACATAAATCCGGGATAGAAGTTAGAAGATACATGCTCAAGATATGTTTCTCTAAAATGGAACTTACTTATTATGAGACTAAGTTTCAGTTTGTTAGAGGAGTATTAGAGAGTGATGAGTTCTTAAATGGAAATATCCTGGGTAGGTTTTACAAATTTAAATAATTATGAGAACATTTTATGACTATAGGCATTTGAAACAATCAGATGCTAAAAAATATCCTATAGAGGGTAGAGTAATATTAAAAAGTAAAAAATATTGGTTGTGTTGGATTCATAAAGATGATAATTGGATAGAAACACAAAAGTTAAATAAAGGATTTATTGTAGCTCCTAGAACTATTTACTTATATAATATTTATATTGCTGCTTCTTTTTGGGATGCTTTAAAGTACTTTATAAAAGTAAGTTTTAAGAAAAAAACAAAATAATATGACAGAACAAGAATTAACACAAACCTTGATCCAGTTAGCGGATCTGGGGGTTACTGGTATTAGAATAAATTATGAGGGTGGTGGAGATAGTGGTTGTATAGAAGATATATATTATACAGACAAAGAAGGTGTTTCAATTGGAGAAGTTCAAAATTTACCTTGGGATTCTAAAAACCTAAGAGAATTAAGTAATGAACTTGCAAACAACATAGAAAACTTTACTACAGATACTATTCTTGATACTATAGAAGATTGGTGGAATAATGAAGGTGGTAGTGGTACATTGGCTATACTAGTTCCTTCCGGGGAATATAATGTAGAAAACAATATCAGAAGAGTTGATTATGATGAGTTTTTTCATGAAGGTAATTTATTTAGAAAAACAGAAGACTAATGGATGAATTTGAAAAATGGTTAGAAGGTTTGGAATTACAAACTTTAACAGATGAATTAAAGGAAACTATATTAAGACAGGCATGGTTAGCATATGATGATGGATATGAAACAGCCCGTGTAGATATAATTGAAAGTATAAGAAATTTATAATGTCACATCCTTGGCAACATGCAAAATCTTCTGCTAGAAAGTTTGGAGGTTTTCCAATTGATTACATAGAGATTCATAACTGGTTTGATGAAACTAAAGCTTGGATAGGACACAGTAAACATAGAATGTTCCGTCACCACAGTGAGGGTATATTTGAATGTGAGAAAAAGTTTGGACCAAGTTTTGAAAATTCAGAAGGTAAAACTGTATACACAAGATATGTTGGAGAGCAACATGTAAAGGAAGATTGCAACGGCTATATTCCAAGTGCTAAGGAGTGGGTTGATAATATAAATACACCTACAGAGTGGATGATTAAAACTTTAAAAATGGAGGACTGATGAAAATTATAGGAATAATAGTATTAGTTATACTAGGAATAAGTTTATTGCTATTAACCTGTATGGGATTATATGCTCTTTGGTTTATGGCTTTTCCTGAATTTATCAAAAATTTAAAAAAATTGAAGACTGATGATTTTAACAAAAGATGAAGTAAGGAATCTGATTGGAATGCTAAAATCTCCTGATTATGAAAATAAAATTCTTGCATACAAGGTTATAGACAATCTAGATTTTGAAAAGAGCATTGGTGAACTTATGCTAATGTATAGATTGGGTGATTATAGTCTTGAAAACTGGGAACAGCATTCAAAATTAGCCCATGATTTTATTATGGATAAGATTGAGAATTATAATGGAGATGGTAGTACAACAATGATAAGCACAGGAGAGATGCTCTCTCTAATGCTAATCAATAATGCTAGTAAAGATTCAATAGATTTATTCTTAAAATTCTTTACTGAAGAAATGACAAAAACATTAAAGTCAATGAACTATCCTATGGATAAAATTGATTTTAATATTAAACTAAAACAAGATGGACAAACAACAAAGTCTTAGTAAAATTAGTAAAGAGTTGATGTTGAAAGAGCCCTATTATGGGTTCTTTCTTATTATGCTCAACAAAGTATGGAGAAAAGATCTTCCTACTGCAGGTGTTAGTAAGAATGGTATCAACTTTCAGTTGGCTATCAATGAAGAATTCTGGACAGGCCTCAGTGAGATGCATCAAATGGGATTACTAAAGCATGAATTACTTCATATTGCTTTTGGTCATCTTACAAGTTTTAAGTCTTTTAAGAATCATAGACTTGCAAACATAGCAATGGACATGGAAATCAACCAGTATATAGATAAAGACTGGTTGCCTACTGGTGGGATAGATATAGATGACTATGAAGATTTAAATCTTGATAGAAAAGCTGGTTGTAGATATTACTATGACAAGCTGAATCAGTTTCAAGAAGAGAAGGATAAGAATGGTAGTTGTGGTAATGAGGATATGGATAAGTTACTTGACCAAGTAGCTAATGGAGAGGGACCGGATCACAGCACATGGGGAGAGTTTGAAGATCTTAGTGAAGCTGAGCAAAAACTAATAGAGAAACAATTGCAGAAAGTTTTGGCTGATGCTAAAGAACAGACTGTTAAGAAGCGTGGTAATGTTCCAGGTGAGATAGAAGGAGTAATTGTTATTGAGCAAATAGTACCACCTAAGTTTGACTGGCGTGGATATATTAGAAGATTTACTGGAGTTAGCACAAAGGTATTTACTAAGAAAATCCGTAGAAAAGAAAACAGAAGGTATGAAGAGAATCCAGGTCTGAAGATTAAAATGAGACAACATATGTTGTTGGCTATTGATACTTCAGGTTCTGTGAGTAATACTGAGCTACAAGAATTCATGGGTGAGATTCACCATATTTACAAAGCAGGTGTAGATGTAACTATAATGCAGTGTGATACTAGCATTAGGTCTATTGAAGCCTACAAAGGTAAGAATGAAATAAATGTAGTAGGAAGAGGAGGAACAGAGTTTGATCCTGTCTTGGATTATTATAATGCTAACCAAAAGAAATATACTAGCCTGGTGTATTTTACTGACGGTGAGTGTTATACATCTGTAGTACCAAAAGGTAATGTCCTTTGGGTATTGTCAGAAAGATCACATATGAATGATAGTTTACCAGGTAGAGTTATTAAATTAGAATTATAAAAAGAAAAATTATGAACACAGTACAATTAAACGTAGAAGAGTTAAAAGGATTTATCCGTCACATGGTTAAGAATAACCAGCATATTCAAGCTGAAGGCAAAGTGCCTGTTGCAATTAACATAGAGGGTGATGCCGGTCTTGGTAAGACTTCTGCTATTATGCAGTTGGGTAAAGAGCTTGGTATGGATGTAGTAAAATTGAATCTATCTCAGATAGAAGAGCTAGGTGACCTTGTTGGTTTTCCTGTGAAAGAATTTTTAGTACAAAATGCAGAAGGTAAACAAAGATGGATAACTGAAGCTCAGGTTCCAGCAGCCATGAATGCTAAGTATAGTGTTGTAGATAAGAGAATGGCTCATGCTGCTCCTGAGTGGATTCAAGGTAAAGGTGAGGGTGGCTTCTTGGTATTGGATGATTATACTCGTGCAGACCATAGATTTATGCAAGCTACTATGGAGATCTTAGATAGACAAGAATATGTTTCTTGGAAGTTACCTAAGAACTGGCATGTTATCTTGACTACTAATCCAGACAATGGTGACTATAATGTTACTAGCTTAGATGTTGCTCAGAAGACTAGATTTATTTCTGTAGAGATGAAGTATGATTCTGATGTATGGGCTAAGTGGGCAGAGAAAGCAGGGATAGATGGTAGATGTATTAACTTTATGTTGATGCATCCTGAGCTTGTAACTCAAAGAGTTAATCCAAGATCTATTACTACATTCTTTAATGCTATTAGTTCTATTCCTAAGTTTGAAGATGATCTACCTCTAATCCAAATGATTGGTGAGGGTTCTGTAGGAGCAGACTTTAGTTCTATGTTTACTATGTTCATTAATAATAAACTAGATAAGTTAATCTCTCCTGAAGATATCTTGACTAAAGATAAAGATTATGTAATGGGAGCTCTGACAAATGCAGTTGGTAAAGGTGATGACTTTAGAGCAGACATCTCTAGTATTATTGCAACACGGGTTATTAACTATTCACTTGTTCAAGCTGATAAAGGTGCAATTGCTCCAACAGTAATTGACAGACTAGCAATTCTAACTACTGAATGTGATGCATTTACAAATGACCTTAGATATTATATGGTCAAAGAGATAGTAAATGGAAACAAAGTTAAGTTTGCTAAACTCATGCAGAATACTAATGTGGTAAAGATGGCTATACAGTAAAGCAAACGTAAAGGGTTTTTTCCTTTTTATCAAATATTTAACTAATTAAAAACTAAGATGGGGGGAAGGTAATACTTCCCCTAATCTTGATAAATTAAACTATGGAAAAATTTGTTCATATTGAATTGACCAATGGGTCAGATCACAGTACTGTACGTGGATTGGATGTAAATATTATAGAAGGTTTAGGAGATTCACTTTCTACATTTGTAAATTCAAAGGGATATATTCCTACAAAAGGAGACACAATATATCTACTTCCGGGAGTTAATATCCCAAGAATGAAACTCAAAGACCTTGCACTAAATCTTGGTATTAGAGTGGTAAGAGATCCAGCTAAAGCTACTGTTGTGTTTAGTGGTAAAAGCAGTGTAGGTAAACTAACTACATCTACTTGGTATTATTTTGCAGATGCAAACACTATTCTTGAAAATGTAAAGAAGCTTTGTAATGATGACTATTACATTGAGAAACTAGAAACAGCAATAGCAAGTACTGGTGTTAAGGAAGTTTGTTCAGGTTGGTCAGACATGAGAAATACTCTGTGCAATGGAAAAATAGATATCTATGAAAGTAGATATTTTTATGGTATTGAGCCAGAATATCTTGACACATACAATGCTATCCAAGGTAAACCAATCTATTGTGAGTCAGAGTTAATTACAAATATTAATGGTGATGATTCTACAGTTATAGACTATGATGTTTACAAACAGTTAAAGAGTAT